CCCGTCGTGATTCATCGCCCCGTCGGGGCCTGGGAGGAGAGCCATGCATCCGCGCAATGAGCGGGAGGCGCACCGCGCCTTCGTCGAGTCGTGCCCGCCGTGCTCGGGCCACTGCCTGCAGGGCCGGCGCTGCCCGGCCAACGTGCCACGCGATCCGAGCGCGCTGCGCTGGGTGCTGCTGGTGCTGGCCGTGTTGTGGGGCTTGGTCGCCTGGGGCGTCGTGAGGTGCGCGTCGTGATCGTCCTTGGCATCGACATCGGCGTCACCGGCGCCCTGGCCGCGGTGGACGCTCGCGGCACCTGCAGCGTGGCGGACCTGCCGACGCTCGAGATCCCGGGCAAGCGCATGGTGCGCAGGCGCATCGACGCGCGCGGGCTGATGGAGCTGGTCCGCCAGTTCGTCCCGCCTGGCGAGGTGGCGCTGGCGCTCATCGAGGACGTGCACACGATGCCCGGCCGTGCCAACTCACCGCAGTCGCAGGGCTCGCTGATGCACTCGCGCGGCGTGGTCGAGACGGTGCTCGAGCTGGCGCGCCTCGACGTGCGTGCGGTGCAGCCTGCGACGTGGAAGCGCTGGTACGGGCTGATCGGCAGCGAGAAGGCCGACGGCATCGAGAAGGCCCGGGCGCTGTACCCGCTGGCCGAGTCGCACCTGAAGCGGAAGAAGGACCACAACCGCGCCGACGCTCTGCTGCTGGCGCACTTCGGGCAGAGGACCATGACCTGATGACGGCACCGCGTATCGACTGGCCCAGGCTGCTGGGCGACATCGCCTACATGCTGGGCGAGCCCGACCCTGGCAATCCCGACGTGCGCGTCCCGTGCTCGCAGGAGCGCCTGGCGTCCGCGCTCGGCGTTGCGCGCGGCACGCTGCGCGGCTGGATGGACGGCAGCGAGCCCAAGCACGGCGACGGCGAGCGCCTGCTCGACCGCTGGGTTCGTCTCACCGGGAAGGCCCGGATCTTCGCGCCTGTCGATCGCCGCCCGCTGTCGGCACACGCGAGGTAGGTCCCGGGCTGGAAACCGCCCGCAGGCCTCGCTGACCATTCCCCCGCACCGGACACCGCCGGTTCATCCCCACCACCCACCCGCAAAGGAGCGAAAGCCATGGGTCGATCCGCCTCGCAGCCCGTCCAGACGCCGGGAGCACCCGCACCGGACACCGCCGGTTCCGCCGACGACAGCACCACCGCGACGCAGGAGCAGGCCGCGTTGACCACCTCGACCGAAGCTGCTGCCGATCCCGACGCGCGGATCGCCGAGCTCGAGGCCCAGCTGGCGGCCCAGGCCGAGGAGAACGAGCGGCTGCGCGCCGCCGCCGCGGCCGACCCGAAGCTGCCGCAGGTGGTGTACGAGCCCGAGACGCCGCACGGCAAGGAGAAGCTGGCCGCCAGCGCCACCGCCGGCATGACGGTGGCCCAGGTGCAGCAGGCCATCGACGACAAGCGCCTGCCCGAGCCGGTCACGAGCTACCTCTGCGCCGACGGCTACTACGCGCGCCGGGGCTGAGCATGCTGCTGCGCCAGGCCCTCAGCGAAGAACGCGCTGCGCACGGCGACGAGCTGCAGCCGCTGCCCAACGTCCCGACCCGCGAGCAGATCCAGACCCTCGAGGGGATGCTGCTGCAGGTCGAGGCGCAGGGTGGTGGCGTGGCCATCGACACGTGGCACCACTTCGCCGACGGCCTGGTGGCCCGGACGATCCTGATCCCGGCCGGCACGATGCTGACCGGGGCTTCGCACAAGACCGAGCACCTGAACATCGCTCACGGCGACATCACCGTGTGGACCGAGGCCGGCATGCGCCGGCTAACCGGCTACCACGTGCTGCCGTCGCTGCCGGGCGCCAAGCGCGTGGGCTACGCGCACGCCGACACCTGGTGGACGACGGTCCACCTCAACCCGACCAACGAGCGCGATGTCGAGGCGCTGGCCGACGCGCTGGTCGAAGACACCCACACCCTGCAGTCGCGGCGACTCGCGCTGAAGGGCAAGCCCTTGGAGAGCCTGTCATGAGCTGGGTTGCAACTGCCGTCGTCGGCGCTGTCGTCGCCACGTCCGTCTACAGCGCGGACCAGCAGCGCAAGGCCATCCACGGCCAGCAGGATGCGATGCGCGCGCAGCAGGAGGAGGACGCCCGCAAGGCGGCCGAGGCCGAGACCGCCGCTCAGGTGGCTTCCAACGCCAAGCTGGCCGACTCGAAGCGCCGGCGCCGCAGCAGCGCGCTCGAGCTGGGCGACCCGACCGCCAGCGCCGACACCCTTGGCGGTGCCGCAGGTGCGACCGCCCTGGCTTCCGGTGGCCCGACACCGGCGGCACGTGTGGCCTCGTACTACCCCGGCACCTCGGCGGCCTACGCCGCGGGCACCGCACTGGGCGCCGGCTCGGCGAGCTCGCGCAGCACCGGCCGCGTGGGTATCCCGAAGACCCCTGACCGAGCCATGGCCGTCTGATGACCGCGCAAGTCGACGCCCTCTGCAAGCGCCTCACGCGCCTGAAGCAGCTGCGCCAGCCGCACGAGTCGGTGTGGCGCGACTGCTTCGATCACTCGTTCCCGATCCGCGCGTCAGGCCTCGACGGTGGGGCTCCGCTCGACGCGCAGCAGGCCATGGACCGCAAGTCCCGGCTGCTGCATTCGGCCGCTACCGATGCCGGCCGCACGCTGGCCGCGGCGATCGTCTCGGGGGCCACGCCGTCGAGCTCGATCTGGGCGCTGCTCGACGTGACGGGCGCCGACGGCGAGGGCCGTCGCTGGCTCGACGAAAAGGGAAAGCAACTCCACGAGGAGATCCACGCCTCGACTTTCGATGCCGCCGCGTTCGAGTGTGCGCTCGACCTGGTGGGCGCCGGCTGGTTCGCGCTCTACATCGACGTGGACCGCGATGCCGGCGGCTTCACCTTCACGCAGTGGCCGCTGTCCAGCTGCTTCTGCTCGACCACCAAGGCCGGCGGCTTGGTCGACACCGTGTTCCGCGAGTACACCCTGACCGCCGAGCAGGCCGTCAAGGAGTTCGGCGTCGAGAAGGTCTCGGCCGACACGGCGAAGAAGGCCGAGGTCGACCCCGACGCGCCGGTGACGATCTGCCACGCGATCTACCCGCGCAGCACCTACGCCGTGGGCGCGCGCCTGGCCAAGAACCTGCCGATCGCCTCCTGCCATTTCGAGGTCGACTCGAAGCAGCTGCTGCGCGAGAGCGGCTACCACGAGATGCCTGTGATCGTGCCGCGCTGGGCCGTGATTCCCGACAGCGTGTACGCGATCGGCCCCATGTTCGACGCGCTGCCCGACGCCCGCGAGCTCAACGAGTTCCTGCGCATGGACCGCATGAACGCCGAGCTGGCCATCGCGGGGATGTGGATCGCCGAGGACGACGGCGTGCTCAACCCGCGCACCGTCAAGGTCGGGCCGCGCAAGGTTATCGTCGCCAACTCGGTCGACTCCATGAAGCAGCTCAGCGCGGGCGGCAACTGGCAGCTGGCCGAAGCGCGCGTGGCGCAGTACCACGCGGCCATCCGCAAGATCCTGATGGCCGACCAGCTGCAGCCGCAGGACGGGCCGGCCATGACCGCGACCGAGGTGCACGTGCGCGTGGGCCTGATCCGTCAGCTGCTGGGCCCGATCTACGGCCGGCTGCAGGCCGAGTACCTGGCGCCGCTGGTCGAGCGCTGCTTCGGGCTGATGTACCGCGCCGGCGTGTTCGGCATGGCGCCCGAGTCCCTGGGCGGTCAGAACCTCAAGGTCAAGTACAACAACCCGCTGGCCCGCGCCCAGAAGCAGGAGGACGTGGCCGCCGTCGAGCGCATGACGGGCAACCTCACCGCGCTGGCGAACCTCGGCCAGGCCGTGCCCGCCGCGGCCGCCGCGCTCGACAAGGTGGATTTCGACGCCACCGTCGACGTGATCGTCGAGGGACTGGGCGTGCCGCTCAAGGTCATCCGCGACGAGGACCAGCTGGCCGCGTTCCGCGAGCAGCGCGCGCAGCAGCAGGCGCAGGCGCAGCAGGCAGCGCAGGCCCAGCAGATGCAGACCATGGCTGCCGAGACTGCGATGCAGCGCTCGGTCAAGGCCGCCTGATTCCCTGATGGAGAACTGAAATGGCCGACGCGAACAGCGTTTCCCCTGGGCTTGCCACGCTGGGGGCTGGCGGATGGACTGTCACCGAGCCGAGCGCGGGCGGGCGGTTTGGCTCTGTCGGCGTGCTGACGCCGCAGCAGACTCTGGCTACTCAAGCCCTGGTGTCAGGGGCTGGGATCCCTGTCAGCTCGTACTGCCAGTTCTGCATCCCGACGCTTCAGTCGCCGGGCAGCGGCGCGGCCAAAGACGTGTCTGGAAACAGCCGGGATCTTGTCCTCGGGTCTACGGCTGTTGACGCAACCGTCTGGGGCGACACTTCACGCGAGCTGAATGCGCTGGCGACGATCACCGACTCTGCTTCGGGGTCAAACTACCTCTACATGCCATCATTCCCGGTGGTTTGGGATCTGTCGGAGTGGTTCATTTTTAGCATGCTGCTGAAATGCACTGTTGCACCTCAAGTAGGGAACCTTATTTCCTGCGCAAATGCAGGGTCGGCCCCTGGGTGGTATCTCAAGAGCGACGCGGCTGGTAAGCTATACGTGGTCATCATTAATGACGCCTTTGCCGTTGGTGGCAACCTCGCGTCAACGCCTGCGATTACTACGCAGAACCGGACAAACCACATCACCGTGGGCGTCGATCCGGTAAACAAAGACATCTTCCTTTATGTCAACGGCGTGCTGGTCAACCAGTGGTTGAACTCATGGTCTGGATCTGGGCAGTCGAACCTACTGCTGGCAACGGCGAACAGTGGGATGCCCAACGGCACCACGTCAATGTCAAAGTACGGGATGCTTATTGGCGGCATCCAGTACTACAAAGGCGCGGGCGCGATCCCGTCGCATCATGCGGCAATCGCTCGTAGGCTGGCTGCGCAGCCGTTTCTCCCTCTGAGCATCATGGATGTCTGATGCCGACTCGGTTGTCGAATCAGGCCGGCAGGCTGGCGTATGACGGGCAGCCTTGCAAACTACTTGGCGCCAACGCCTATAGCCTGTATTCACGCCTCGTCAGTAACAGCACCCCGAGTGCATACATTGAGGTGCTTGACAGGCTCTCTGCCGCTGGCTGCAAAGTGGTCCGTGTCTTTGGTGACGGCTTTTCACCCGGCTCCGGCCTGGGCTTGTGGGAGACGGCCCCGGCGACAGCAATAGCAGCGGCAACGACGCTTTTCGATGCAGCGCATGCGCGTGGCATGTCGCTGTTCTGGTGCATTCACTGGCATGTGCTTGGTGTGCCGCTTTGGAAGGCGGAGGCCAATACCGCACTGCTGTCCGGTTCCACGGCGAGCCGTACCTATTTGAAGCTGGTAATTGATACCGTAGTCCCGCAGTTCAAAAACCATCCGGCTCTGGCTGGGTGGGAGTGCGCGAACGAAATTCCAGGTTTGTTTGTGACCAACGGCCTGACCGTGGCAAACGCTACGGCACTGCAAAACGACATTCGCACCTGGATTAACGCGCAGGACAGTGGCGCGTTCATCAGCAGCGGTTCTAGCACCCACGACCTGACAGCAATTTCGGCGCAGAACGGATCGTATCCTGATGGCGGGCTGCAGAGCCTGGCCGCAATGCACTCTGGCTGGAATTCGCAAAGCAGCCATATCTACGCCGACCGCCCCACGGCAGTCGGATTAAATGGGTCCAACTTTCGGGCGTGGCTCAACCGTGTGTGTGGCGCTGCTCGCGCCCTCGGGCAGCCCATGGTAATCGGAGAGTTCGGCGGCGGCGCGGCGGACGCTGCAACAAGCGAGATACAAATTCGGCAAATGGTCGCGGGGTTTGCGGAGTCTGATTTTGCGCAACTTGCCTTGCTGTGGAACTGCGACGTGTCTGACTACAGCGCGAACAAAGCTGAATACATATTCAACGGCACTACGCGGCAGTATGTGTTTGATCTTTTAAACCAGCACCGCGCGATGTTGCCCACTACGTCAGGCAAGGCTGCGGCCCTGCCTGTGATCTGATTTCAATCCCCTGCCGGTGAACACAGCCAAAGCCGACCCGGCGACCTACGCCCGGGTGTTTGAGGGGCACCACGAGGGCGCCCTGGTGCTCGAAGACCTGATCGCGCGCTTCGGTGGCGCGCTGTTCGTCAAGGGCGGCGAGGAGGGGCGGCGCGAGACGGACTACCGGCTGGGCCGGCGCGCGGTGCTCGACTTCATCCTCGGCCAGATCAACCGGGCCAACGGCGCCGACCCGCCCGACGAAGACGATCCCCAACCGGCCGCGTGATGCGGCCTTTTTTCACCTCGAAGGAGTGACCCTCATGAACTGGAGGAACCATCATGTTTTCATGGCTGCAGCGGACGATGGCGGCTCGGGCGGCGGCGCGGCAGGCGCGGGAGAAGGAGGCGCAGCGGCTGGCGCTGGCGCTGGTGCGGCAGGCGCAGGCGGCGGGGACGGTGCGGCAGCTGGCGCTGGTGCAGGCGCTGGTGCCGGGACTGCCCTGTCTGCCGGCGCGGCTGCGGGCGGTGGTCAGGGCGGCGGTGGCGCAGCGGCTGGTGGAGCTGCCGGCGCCGGTGGTGCCGAACCCGGCATCCCGGACAAGTTCGTCGTCAAAGACGCGGCGGGGCAAATCGACCACGCGGCGACGGCGCTGAAGCTGGCGCGCGAGGGCTACCTGCCGCTCGAGAAGCGCCTGGGCAGCGGCGACGCGCCGCCGCATTCGATCGACGGCTACAAGGTCAACGTGCCCGAGGCCTTCAAGGAGACGGTCAAGTCCGAAGACTTGGCCAAGACGCCCGGCGTGCAGGCGCTGCTGAAGGATCTGCACGGGGCCGGCGCGTCGCAGAAGGTGGTCGACGCCGCGATCTCGGCGTTCATGCGCGAGGGCCAGGCGCTGCGCGCGGCCATGCCGGCGATGGACGCGGCCAACTGCGAAGCTGAGCTGCGCCAGGGCGAGGGCTGGAAGACCGACGAGCAGTACAAGCAGCAGGTCAGCACCGCCTTCACCGCCGGCAAGGCGATCTTCGGCAAGGACTTCGACGGCATCGTCAAGGACTACGGCAACGACCCGCGGCTGATCCGCGGTCTGGCCTCGATCGGCAAGGAAATGCAGGAGGACATGCCCGCATCGCCCGAGGCGCAGGCCCAGATCCAGGAGAACCTGGACCAGCTCATGGCCTCGAAGTCGTACCTCAACGCCAACGACCCGCAGCACGCCGCGACGATGGCGAAGGTGTCGGCCCTGACCGCCAAGCTCGCCGGCCAGCGCCCCGTGCAGGGCGGCCGCACGCACAGCTTCAAGACCGCCTGAAGCATCGGGCTGGATTCCGCCAGCCCACCCGCACGACCATGGCGCCCATGCCGGCCCGCCGTGGCGTGCGGACAACCGGTTTCGATAGCCCGCCTGGGCGCGCACGGAAGCCGGTGCAGCCCCGCGTAGCGAAGGCCCCGCAAGGGACAACCTGACAGGCGAACCACCGTTCAACTCTCAGGAGCTACAGATGAGCTTCACCATCACCGAGAACATGGTGATGCAGTTCTCGAACAACTTTCGAGTGCTGTATCAGCAGCACCAGGCGCGCCTGCGCCCGTGGTGCCAAATCGAGGCCGGCATCGTCGGTCAGTCCAAGTCGGTCGAGCGCATGGGCAAGGCCGAGGCCTACGACATCACGTCGCGCCACTCCGACACCAAGTTCGTCGAGGTGCCGCATTCGCGGCGCTGGATCGATCTGGTCGACAAGGGCTGGGCCGAGCTGATCGACAAGCTCGACAAGGTGCGCCTGCTGGCCGACCCGACCAACGGCTACGCCAAGCTCGCCATGGCCGCGCTGAACCGCCAGATCGACGACGCGATCCTCAACGCCGCGCGCGGCAACGCCCGCACGAACGTCGGCCTGTCGGTCCTGCCCTCGACCCAGAAGATCGCGGTCGGCGGCTCCAACCTCACGCTGGCCAAGTTGCTGACGGCGAAGGAAATCCTCGATTCGAACGAGGTGGACGACGACGCCAGCATGGCGATGGACGGCCAGTCTCCGAACGAGCAGACCGCCCGCGTCATCGTGGTCAACGCGAAGATGCTGACCAACCTGTACGGCACCACCGAGATCAAGTCGGTCGACTACAACTCGGTGAAGGCGCTGGCCCAGGGTCAGATCGACACGTTCCTCGGCTTCAAGTTCGTGCGCTCCGAGCGCGTGGCCAAGGACGCGACCGCCACTACGGGCTACGCCGTGGCCTGGTCGCGCAGCTGCGTCGCGCTGGGCATCGGCCAGGAGATCAACACCTCGGTCGACAAGCGCCCGGACAAGAACAACGCCTGGCAGGTCTTCGCGGACATGTCGATCGGCGCCACCCGGCTCGAGGACGAAGGCGTCGTCGAGATCGCCTGCGCCTAACCCAAGGAGCTGAACATGCCGAACTACTACTCCGACACCCTGTCGGTCATCAACAGCCCGTCCAGCGGTCTGGCGCCGGCCACGCGCGTGCGCTCCGACAAGCTCGGCGGCCGCCTGCGCTTCATGGAAGCGCAGTACGTCGTGGGCGCCGGCACGCTGCTGGTCGCGGACCGGATCTACTGGGGCAAGCTGCCGCTGCGCGCGCGCCTCGTGGGCCACCTGTCGCGCCTGATCTGGAACGCGGGCGCCGCGTCGAGCACGCTCACGCTGGGCGACAACGTGAACACCGCGCGCTACCTCGCGGCCACGTCGGTCACCGCCGCGGGCAACGCCACGCCGACGGCCTCCGACAACACGTGCACCGGCTCGGCCACCACGGTCGCCGGCTCGAACGTGATCCAGCCGACGAACAACTTCGGTTCGTTCCAGGTGGGCAACCTGATCACCGGCACGGGCATCGTGGCGAACACCGTGATCACGGCGATCAATGGCTACGGCCCCGGCATGCTGGTGGTGCTGTCGAACGCGGCTTCGACCTCGGCGACCAACACCATGACCATGACCGGCGATGGCTACCAGGTGACGGACGACAGCAACTCGGTGGCCAACGGCTTCAACAGCTCGACCGACGACGCCACGCTCGTCTCGGTGGTGGCTGGTGCCCCGCTGCCGGCTGGCCAGGTGATCACGCTCAAGGGCGTGTACGTCCAGGACTGATGTCTCCTCGCGCCCACCCCGGGCGCGTCTCCTTGATCGGGGGGCCGGCGTGCCCCCCGTTTTTCATTCCGAAGGGACGAAGCGATGGCAGCCACCGAAGTCAGCATCTGCTCAAACGCGCTCCTCATGCTGGGCGGCCAGCCCATCAACGACCTGAACGAGAACACCGACCGGGCCCGGCTCGCGTCGAACCTGTGGCCCGCGGTGCGCAACTATGTGCTGCGCCGGCACCCGTGGAACTGCGCGGTCAAGCGCGTGGCGCTGGCGCCCGACACGGCTGCGCCGGCCTTTGACTGGGCGTTCCAGTACACCCTGCCGCCTGACTTCATGCGCGTGCTCTCGGTGGGTGAGGCCGGCAACGAGATCGACTTCAAGATCGAAAGCGGCAAGCTGCTCTGCGACGAGAACCCCGCGCTGCTGCGCTACGTGTGGCGCAACGAGAACCCGGGTAGCTGGGACGACATGCTGGTGTGGGCGATGACCGTCTCGATGAAGGCGGTGATGGCCTACCCGATCACGCAGTCGGCCAGCCTCGAGCAGCTGGTCGAGGACGCGCTGAAGGACGTGCTCAAGCAGGCGCGTGCCGTCGACGGCCAGGATGAACCGCCCGAGACCGTCGGTGACTCGCCGCTGCTCGCGGCCCGCCGGGGTGGCGGCAGCAACTGGTGGAGGAGCTGAGCATGCCGCGCGTCAGCCTGCAGCAGACCAACTTCACCGCCGGCGAGATCAGCCCGCGCCTGGTCGGGCGCACGGACATTGACCGCTACGCGAACGCGGCCCGCAGCCTGGTCAACGCTTACCCGGTGATCCACGGTGGCGCCAAGCGCCGCGGCGGCACGCGCTACGTGGCGCCGGCCAAGCTGAGCGGCACCAAGAAGGCCCGCCTCGTGCCGTTCGTGTTCAGCCGCGACTTCGCGTACATGCTCGAGTTCGGCGACCTCTACGTGCGCGTGTGGCCCGCCGGCGGCGGTGCGCTGATCACCGAGCTGGCCACCGGCTACAGCGAGTCGATGCTGGCCGACATCGATTTCGCGCAGGGCGCCGACACGATGTTCATCGCGCACCCCAGCGTGCCGATCCAGCGTCTGCGCCGCTTCAGCACGGCGATCTTCGACCTCTCGGCCGCTCCCTTCACCACCACGCCGTTCGACGAGCAGGGCCACGCGCTGGCCGCGAACCTCACGCTGTCGGCTGCGACGGTGGGCGCCGGCCGCACTGCGACGGCAAGCGCCGGCGTCTTCTTGCCCAGCGACGTGGGCCGCCAGCTGGTCAGCGGTTCGGGCCTGGCGGTGGTCACCGGCTACACCTCGGCCACGGGGGTGACCGTCGACATCTCCATCGCGTTTGCCGGCGTCGCGCTGGCGTCGGGGGCGTGGTACCTCGACGTGTCCCCGCAGGGCATCGTGAAGCCCTCAGCGAAGGATCCGGTCGCGTCGAGCATCGACCTGACCGGCTCGCTCTCGCGCGCGGCCGACATCACGCTCTCGGCCAAGACCGGCGCCATCACTGTCACCGCCTCGGCCGGCGTGTTCGCGGCTGGCGACGTGGGCAATACGATGTATGCCGACAGCGGCGTGGCGGCGATAACCGCCTTCACCAGCGCGACCCAGGTCAGCGCCACCACGAGCTCGGACTTCGCATCGACGAGCTACGCGCGCGGGGGCTACGGCATCACCGACAGCGTGTGGCGAGCCGAGGACGTGGGCAAGTTCGTGCGCATCAACGGCGGCCTGTGCAAGATCACGTCCTTCACCTCGGCCAGCGTGGTCAAGGCCACCATCCTGACGGCGCTCACTGGCACCGTGGCGTCGCCGCCGCTGGCCTGGTCGCTTGAGTCGTCGGTGTGGTCCGCGCTCAACGGCTACCCCCGCACGCTCACCTTGCACGAGCAGCGCCTGGTGGCCGCCGGCTCGAACCGCTTCTCGCAAACCATCTGGGGCAGTCGAACCGGCGAGTACCTGGATTTCACCAAAGGCACGGCCGACGACGACGGCTACTCGTTCACCATCGCCGCCGACGAGATCAACCCGATCAGCTACCTGGCGTCGCTGCGCAACCTGGTGGTGCACACCTATGGCGGCGAGTTCTCGCTGCAGGGCGGCGTCGAGAAGCCGATCACGCCGACGAACGTGCGCATCCGTCCCGAGTCTTCGCATGGGTCCAGGGGTGTGCGCCCGGTCACCGTGGGCAAGGAGTCGGTGTTCGTGCAGCGCGCGGGCCGCAAGGTGCGCGCTATGGGCTACCGGTACGACTTCGACGGCTACGCGGCGCCCGACCTGACGGTCCTTGCCGAGCACATCACCGAGGGCGGCGGCGTGACTGCCATGGCCTACCAGCAGGAGCCCGACCTGCTGCTGTGGGCGGTGCGTGGCGACGGGGCGCTGCTGAGCTGCACCTTCGACCGCGACCAGTCGGTGATCGGCTGGGCGAACCACTACACCGAAGGCGCGTTCGAGTCGGTGGCCACCATCCCAAACGGCGACCGCGAGGAGACCTGGGTGATCGCGCGGCGCACGGTGAACGGCGCGACGGTGCGCTACATCGAGATCCTGGACGAGGTGTTCCAGCCGATGCTGCCTGGTGCCGCGTACAGCGGCTACCCGCCGGCGCCGGCCATCGTCACCTACGGCTACACCGTGGATTGCGGCGTGTCGTTCGACAACGCGGCCGGGCAGACCGTCTTCAACGTGCCGCACCTGATCGGCAAGACCGTCGACATCGTGGCCGACGGCGCCGTGCAGACCCAGCAGACGGTCGATGGCTCGGGCAACGTCACGCTGCCGCGCGCCAGCTACCGCACGCTGATCGGCCTGCACTTCCGCAGCGAGATCGGCCTGCTCACCCCGGAGGTGGGAACCGGCACCGGCACGGCCCAGGGCAACAGCATGCGCACCAGCGAGATCACGCTGCGCTTCCTGAACACCATCGGGGCCCAGGTCTACGACGGCGAGGGCAACGAGCAGGACGTGCCGTTCCGCCGCTTCGGGCCCGCGGTGCTCGACAAGGCGCCGCAGCCCTTCACCGGCAACGTGCGCATCGAGACGCTGGGCTGGGAGCGCGGCCGCTCGGATCTCACCATCGTGCAAGACCAGCCGCTGCCGATGCACCTGCTGGCCGCGGTGCGCAAGTTCCAGGTCAACGACTGAAGGAGACGCCAATGTCTTGGGTTCTGGTGGCAGTGACGGGTATGACTGCCTTCAACAACGTGCAGCAGGGGCGCTACGCCAAGGCCCAGGCCGGGCTGCAGGCGGCGATGTCCGACTATCAGGCGCAGGTCGAGCAGGACAACGCGCTGAAGACCGCGGAGATCATCCGGCGCGCCGGGCGCAAGCAGGTCGGGCAGGCCAACGCGGCGTTCGCTGGCGCCGGCGTGAAGGTCGGCGAAGGCAGCGCGGCCGAAGTGGAGCGCGACATCACGCAGGGCTACGAGCACGACGCCTTCCAGGCGCTGCTCGAGGGCGGCCGGCGCGCCGCAGGCCTGCGCCTTGATGGCCAGCTCACGCGGATCAACGGCGACATGCAGGAGACCGCCGGCTACGTCAACGCGGTGGGCACGGTGCTGGGCGGCATGTACCAGGGGATGAAGTCCAACGGCTGGCGCACCGGCGGCCCGGGCTTCTCGGGCCAGCAGGCGCCGGCGCCGGTGGTCGACAAGAGCATTCGGGTGGGGTGACGCATGGCAACGATTCCGATGGGCAACTTCGGGCAGTCTGTGGCCCGGCCGGGGCCGATGCCCTCTATTCCCCGCGGCGACCCGATCGGCCAAGCCGTCGAGCGGACCGGGCAGATCGCGTCGAACGTGGTCAACGACATGGCGGCCGAGGAGACGAAGCGCCAGCTAGAGGCCAAGGCCGCGGCCGACCGGGCGCGCACGATCACGACGCTGACCGGCACTAAGGACAAGCTGGCCGACCTTCACGACCAGATCGCCCAGGGCGTGCAGGACGGCACCGTGCCGAAGGACAAGGCCGAGACCGAGTTCGCCTCGCGCTCGGCCAAGGTGCTCGAAGGCATCGGCGGCGACCTGCCAGAAGCGCAGCGCGGCATCGTGCTGGCCGAACTGAACGGCGACGCCGCTCGTCTGGGCAACAGCGTGCGCAAGGCGGTGACGCAGCGCGACCGCCAGGACGTGACCAGCGGCATCAGCCAGACGCTCGAGTACCTGCAGCGCCAGTACCGCGCCGACCCGGCCAAGGCGACGCAGCAGGCGATGGATCTCGTCGACCAGCTTGGCCCGCACTCGACGCTGAACCCCGAGCAGCTGGCCAAGCTGAAGCAGTCGTGGAAGGAGGGCACCCAGTACACCGCCGGCTACGAGCTGGTGAGCGCCGGCCGTGCCGACCGCAAGATGCTGGACGCGGCCGAGAAGACCATCACCACCGGCCTGCCGGACATCGACCCGCAGAAGCGCGCCACGCTGCTCGACCGGATCGCCGCCTACCGGCTGCACCTCGACCAAAAGGCGGAGCTCGCCGCGGCGCGCGCGCAGCGCGAGGCCGAGCGGCGCCTGAAGCTGGCCGAGGCCGAGTTCAACACGTTCCAGGTGATGGCCGACAAGGGGACCATCCTCGACCCGGCCTACATCGACCGCGCGCTCACCGCTACCTCGGGCACGCCCTACCAGTCCGGGGTGCGCGCGCTGGCCCAGCAGGCGAAGGACATGGGCGGGCTGGCGGCCCAGCCGGTGCAACAGCAGCAGATGCTGCTCGACCAGGTGAACGCGCTGATCGCGCAGCGCGGCCG